TGGAGCTGGTGACAGGAGTTGAACGAGCCACCGGCATTGCATCACTGAAAAATGGAGATTTTTACACTAAAATCTGCACGTTTAGCAGTCTTTTTCTTGTACCATCCTGCACAGCCCACACACCCACAAAATCAAAAGTGTGTTAAAATGTGTGTTATTTTCCGGCGTGCAGCAGCTTCAAAAACATGCTGTTGACGGCCTGTGCGGTCTGCACATCCTCACCGGTCAGGGCGTGGCCGTACACGCCGAAGGTGTCCATGTCTTCAGAGTGGCCTACAAGGTCTTTGACCTCACCGGCGGGCAGCTTCTTTGCCACGCTGACAAAGGTGTGCCGCATCTCGTAGGCTGACACCGGCGGGATCTCATTCACCCGGCAATAGACCTGCCAGCGCTTATAGTAATAGGCTTCGCTTTTCAGGCAGAACACGCTCTCACCGGCCCCAGTGACGGCCCGCTGCTGTTCCAGCACGGCGCGTGCCAGATCGGACAGCACAAAGGCCCGCACGGCGTTGTCGTTCTTGCCGCGCGTCTGTTCGCCCAGCACGTTCACGGCCCGGGAGATGAACACTGTGCCGCCCTTGACATCGGCCCAGTGCAGGCCCACCAGTTCACCCGGGCGCAGGCCCGTGAGCACCTGAAAGCGGTAGGCATGGATAAAATCATCATGCACCCGCTTGCCCCTGTACAGGGTCGTGTCCACGCGGAACAGCGTTATCAGGGCATCCGGCTGCAACACCTTCTTGCCTTTGGGACGTGCGCCAGCTGGCACATGCAGCCCTTCGGGGTGGAAGGTGGTCAGCTTCTTTGCGCGGCACCATTTACAGAATGCCCGCATATCCGCGCAGAGGGATTGCAAGGACTTCTTTGCAAGGCCGTCGCTGTAGGCATCGTTTACCACGTCCTGCAGATCCTGTTCGGTCAGGCTGGTAATGCGCTTCCTGCCAATCGCAGGCAGTATCCGGGTGCGCCAGCGGCTTTCAACGTTCCGCTGGTTGCCGGTGCCCGTGGTCTTTACCACCGTAGCATACCACTCTTGATACAGATCCTCCACCCGGCGGGCCTTGACCCCAATGCCATCATCTAACCAGCGGTCAGCCTTTGCATTGGCTTCCCGCTGCCCAGTGCGGCCCGGGGTGCTGCTATAGAACTGTTTCCGTACGCCGTCTTTCTGCACGGCAATGCGCCAGCGCTGGTATTTTTCTTCCCACTGGGCCGTGTTGGTTCTCTTGCTCATCTGGCTGCATCACTCTTTCTTTGTGCATTTTGCCCCCGGCGGCGCTCTGATCACGGCCCGATCGGAGACTATCAGCCGTCAAAATGACGATTCTACAGTTGTCGCATTGTGCGACAACTCCCCCATATTGCCGCACCGTGCGGCAATATAATGGTTCAACAGTTGACCATTTAAATCCGCAACTGTTGCGGAATTAAAATTCACAGCTGAATTTTCAGCCGTCACACGCCTGCACCGGCTACAAGGCTAGTGTGGGCGTTTTATTTTTCGGCGGGTTCTTTATCGTCTGCACCGCCGGGAACGTCCTGGGCGGTGTCTGCCCGGCGCTGGTAGGCGGGTATCTGGGTCAGCTCCTGCACACGCTCCACCGCCACGGTCTGGCCGTTGTCGTTCAGCGTGCGAAAGTGGTAGATAAGCTGGGATTCTGCAGCGCTGGCCGTTTCACTATCTTCACCCGGCTGCACCTGTCCCCATTGCCCTGCGTCCACCAGATCACCAGCATACAGACCCATTGCGCGCGCAATTTTTGCAATGGTGTCCAGCTTTGGGGTGACTTTTCCAGACTCATACTTTCTGATTGCTGAATCGGCCATCCCACATTTTTCAGCCAGCTCTTTCTGCGTCATTTTTGCATCTGTGCGAGCTTTTTTTATTTTTTCGCCAATGGTCATAAAATCACCTCTCTTTTACTATATCAGGACTTTGGCAAAAAGTCCAGACCAAAAAGAATCTATTTTTACTATTGACAGACCAATTGAGGTCTGCTATAATTCACAGTGCAGACCAGTTTTGGTCTAAAGCGAGGTGATAACCATGAAGATTTCCAAAAGCAAGTTGAACATTGCCCTTGCACGCAAGCAGTGGAACCAGCGCGATCTGCGGGACAATTCCGTTGTGTCCAGCCAGACCACCTTAAACATCAACAAGGGCAAGCCAGTCATGCCTGCCACCGCTGGCCGTATCGCTGCCGCCCTGGGCGTGGATGTGACCGAGATCATCGAAGAGGAGGACTAAACCATGTATCAACCATTTCACAAACTCCGCGTCCGGTTCGCAGAACTGGAAATGAAGCAGGGCGAAGTAGCCAAGCGTGCCAACATGGCCGAAAGCACCTTGACTGCCCGCATGACCGGCCGTTTGCCGTGGAAGGGCGACGAGATCGCCGCCGTTGCCAAGGTGCTGGGCATCCCCACCGACCAGATCGGCACGTTCTTCTTTGAGGACGCGCCCAAAGGTGGAAAGGGGGCTGCATGATGGTAGATTTCTGGGATCCCTACGGGGAGCCGCCAGAGCCGCCGGACCACTTCGACTTCATGGAAGACTGCGAAATTGAAGATGACGGCTTGCCGCCCGTGGAGAACCTGCAGACGGCGTGTGGTCATGGCGTGCCGGAGCAAAGCCCGGCCATGATCGAGGGCGTACTGCGCAAGGGCCACAAGATGCTGCTGGCAGGCCCCAGCAAGGCAGGCAAGAGCTTCGCCCTTATCGAGCTGGCCGTGTGCATTGCAAGCGGTACACCATGGATGAACCGTTTTGAATGCAGACGTGGAAAAGTCCTGTACGTCAATCTGGAAGTTGACCCTGTATCAGCAAAACACCGGTTCCATGACGTCAGCAAGGCGCTGGAACTGCCAGAGGAAGCCGTACAGGCTATGCTGCCAAACATCGACCTTTGGAACCTGCGCGGATACTGCATCAACTGGCCGCACTTCGTTGACATCTGCTGCAGCCGCGCCCGCCGGGAACAGTATGATGTGATCATCATTGACCCGTTCTATAAACTCAATGCTGGCAGGGAAAACAATGTTTTTGACATGGTGCAGTTCTGCAACGGTCTTGACCGGATTTCAGCAGTAAACGGTGCGGCCGTCATTTACTGCCACCATCACAGCAAAGGCGACCAAGGATGGAAGAACAGCATGGACAGGGCCAGCGGTAGCGGTGTGTTTGCCCGCGACGTTGACGCGCTGCTTGATATCATCGAACTGGAACTCCCACCAGAACGGCAGCGGGCAGGCGTGACGGCGTGGCGCATCGAGGGCACATTGCGGGAGTTTCCCAGCTTTGAGCCGGTGGACGTGTGGTTTAACTACCCCATCCACGTTATGGAACGATTCGACCAGGCGGACAACATTGCGCCGCACTCCCAGCTCCCTTCCTACCAGCGCGCAATGAATGCCCGCAAGCCCAAGGAGCAGAAGTTGAAGGAGCGCCGCCACCGTCTGGAAGCCGCAATAGACGTGCTGGCCGCACAGGGCGTGGAAGTCACCACAAGCAGCGTTGCCGAATATCTGGATGTGACGAATAAAACCATCCGATACATGGTTGACGAGCACCCAGACTTTGAACGTGACACCAAAACCGGCCAGATCAGGCGCGCCCATACTGTGGCCCCGCAGGAGTGAAGCAGGCCGGAAGAAAGGGCGGAAAAAAACAGGATTTCCGCTATAACTGCAAAATCTGCATTTAGGGGGGAAAAAAACAGTATTATATATAGCAAAAAAGATAGTGATAGGTAGTGTAATTGGGAATGGGGGTTAGAAAGCCCCCCATTCCAATTACTACACTACCTTGCCGCCTGTTTTTTCTCTGGAAGAAAGGCCGCACGTATCTTTCCGCAGTAACAAAAAAAGAAAGCCGCTTTCCAGTGTAGCGACCGGAGAGCGGCAAAAGGGTGTGAATATGGTACCCACCATTCACGCCCCCTAGTTTAACAGAACATGGAGGATATTTCAATGCTGAAACTTGAAAAGCGTATCACCTTGCACACCTTCGATGTGGAGTACATCGACCAGCGGGAGCCGAAGCCCCGCGCCGTACACCACGAGCTTTGCGTGCTGGATGGCGGGCGCGTGTCCGCGCTGGAACGTCTGGGCCAGTCCCCTGCAAGCTGGATTTGTCAGCAGTATGCCCGGCAGGGCTTTACCGTGGGCGCTGTCCACAAGGGCGAGCGCCTGACTGCCAACGTTGACACGGCCACCCTTTGGGGTATGGCAGTGCAGCAGGCTGGCACCCAGCACAAGAGCGCCGCCCCTGACCCTGTAGACCGTAACTGTGCCCCGGCTGGCAAGTTTGTGAACCCGCTGCCCAATCTGCCGCCGGTGCCTGATTTTGCAGAAGCCGTTACCAAGTCGAAAGCCGACGCGGCCCGCCTGCATGAGATCGCGGCAGAGCTGGCCGCAAAGAGTGCACAGCTGGAAAGGAGCGCAAAGGCATGACAAGGCAAGATTACATCAACGCGATCTCTGCTCTACTGGATAAGGCCGACTATCGGAAACTGCGGCTTGTGTGGGTGTACGCCAAACACCTGATTGAGAAAGAAGGTGCATCGGCATGAGCGAACGTCGAACCGCCAGCGCGCTGGCATACCTGCACCCGGATTTCTGCTTTATCATGGATGATGATAGCATGGAATGCGCCGGCATCCGCGCCGGGGATATCGTGGCCTTTACTGCCTGCGACCACGCAGAAGACAGCCAGATCGTGGCCGTGCAGACGGACAGTGCCGTGCTGCTGCTTCGCCAGATCTGCAACGGTGAACTGCTGGCAGATGCGCCGCGCACCCGGCGGGAGCATGTTATTCGCTTCGACGAGCTGCCCGGCGCGAAGATCATCGGCAAAGCCGTGGAAGTCCGGCATATTTTTGAATGGGCAAAGAAAGGAACCGACAATGAAGAGGAATGATTTGCGAGCAATGGGCTTGACCCCCGACCAGATCGACACCATCATGACCATGAACAGCGCGGATATCAACCGCGAGAAGGCAAAGGCCGGTCAGCAGACCGACAAAGAGGTGCAGCGCCTGCGGGAATCCTGCATCACCCTGCTGGAGCTGTTGGACGACCCGAAAGCCGTGCGCGGCATCCTGCTGTATGCATCCCGCCTGTACAGCCGACAGGAGCGCCGGAAGTCGCAGGAGGGCCAGCAGTGAAAGTAAAGATAACTTACACCCCAGAGCAGGAAAACACCGCACAGGCTGCGCTGGATGCCTTGCACGCAATGTTTCCGGCGGCAAGGGTACATGAAAGCGCGAAGAAAGCTGGGGTTTCTGCCGTGTTTCTGACAGTTACAAAACCGGAAAACCCGCATAACACCAAGCAAAACGGTTGACCATCCCCCGGTAGATGTGGTATAATAAGTTGTAAGGCATAGAGTACCGCCGGGCTGACCGGTTAGCTGATAAGGCACAGGGAAAACGCTTCGGCGGTTCTCTGTGCCTATTTTTTGTGCAATTTTGCCCGGTGCTGGCCCCGATCGGCACCCGGTCCGCGTCGCAAAACTGGCAGATTGCACAAACATCACTGTAACGGCCGCAGGCATCAGGCCGGGAAAGGAAATCACCATGACCGACAACAACACCCCGAACACCACCCAGCAGGAAAACACTCAGCCGGAGGGAAACGGCCCCGCCGGGAAGATGTTCACCCAAGAAGAAGTAAACAACATCGTCCGCGAACGATTGAATAGAGTAAAAGCAGGCGCGGCCGAACAGGACGAGCGTGCAACCGCTCTGGATGAGCGGGAAGCCGCCGTGCAGCAGCGTGAACAGGCCATGCAGCAGAAAGAGAGCCGCGCAGCCTGTGAAGATCATTGCAAGGCCAAAGGCTATGACACAGCTTTCCTTGACCTGCTGGACACGTCCGACCCGGAGAGGTTCACCGCGCTGTTGGACAAGCTGCACGAGACGGCAGCGGCAGAGCTGAAAGCCCAGCAGGAAGCCGAACAGGCCGCACAGGCAGAGCAGAGCGCCGCCCAGCGCCTTGAGCACATGGAGCTTGATAACGCCCTTGCACAGCAGGCCGCAGGACTGAAGTTTTCCAGCGAGAGCGCCCGGCAGTATTTCCTTGCCCAGTGCAAAGAGCAGGATTTTGCATTGCAGGGCGGTCAGATCGTGGGGTTTGACGAGTACGTCAAGCAGTATTCCGCATCTGATCCCGGCGCGATCCTGCCCGCTGGCGGCATTGCCCGCTTCTCTGCATCGGCTCCCGGTGCCCCGCTTTCCTCTGGCTTTCATGACGCGATCGCGGACGCATTCAAACCGAAAGGATGATTCGAATTATGGCAACCGTAGATTTGACTACTAAATTTCTGCCCAAGGTAGACGAACAGTTTACCGCTGAGAGCAAACGCAGCCTTGTGACCAATCAGGATTTCACATGGGACGGCGCAGCAACTGTGCGCGTGTACAAGGTCAGCACCGGCAAAATGAATGACTATGCCCGCGATGGCGACCCCGCCACCGGCAGCCGCTTCGGTAAGGTGGAGCAGCTCAATGCCACCACCTACCCGCTGACCATCGAGAAAGACCGTTCTTTCACCTTTGTGATCGACAAGCTGGATGAGGATGAGACCCAGCAGCAGCTTTCCGGTGCAACCGCTCTGGCCCGCCAGAACCGCGAGGTGGTTATCCCCGAAGTGGACGCGTACACCTACGGTGTTATGTGCACCAACGCAGGCACCAAGCCCGCAGCCGTGGAGCTGACTGCAGAAAACATCTATGATGAGATCTGCAAGGCCGGTACCCTGATGGATGAAGCAGGCGTGCCCGAAACTGGCCGCGTGCTGGTCGTCACCCCGGAGATTTACCGTATCATGAAGAAGTGCAAGGAAATCGTCCTTGATACCGAGGTGGGCGAGGATATGCGCTTGCGTGGTGTGGTATCCAATCTGGACGGCGCAGCGGTGCAGAAGGTGCCCGCCAGCCGCCTGCCTGCAAAGTTCGGCTTTATGCTGTGCCACCCCTGCGCGACCGTGGCCCCGCTGAAGCTTCAGGATTACCGCATTCACTCCGACCCGCCGGGCATTTCCGGCAGTCTGGTGGAGGGCCGCGTGGTGTATGACGCTTTTGTGCTCCAGAACAAGGCAAAGGCAATTTACTATCAGGCTACCACCTGATAAGGCATCATCCGGGCGCATGGGGCAACCTGTGCGCCCTTTTTGACAGGAGGCGAACCGAACCCATGACCGCAAAGAAACACCTAAAAATGACCAATCCGGGCGAGGTGCGCAGAGCCATGACCCGCGTTTCCAACATGGTTTTGAATGGCGAGATCACCCCGCAGCAGGCAAATGCCCTGATCTATGCCGGAAATGCTGTGTTAAGCTCCATCCGGGCCGATGAACAGGAGCGGCGATTGACTGAGCTTGAAGCCAAATTGACCGAGCTGGAAGGTGCAGCCAATGAAACGGATTGACCGGCTTGCCGCCCGCATTGCGGCTCTTACGGCCAAACAGGATACGGAACAAAACTGGCCCCGGTTTATTCTGCATCTGAGCGACGGCAGCACAGCCGAGCTTGTGGCGCGGCTGCCGGAAGCTCTTGTGAAGCTGACCGAGCTGCATATCATGCCAGAGCAAGAAGTGCTATCCATCGACAAGCCCGAACAGCTGGACAACAGGACAGAGCAACTTTATGAGCTATTTGAATACATCGTTGTAGGCGGCGTGCCTGTACCTGATGCAAGAACCGCCCTTTTGTATGCGGATGATACGCACCTTCTGCCGCCGGAAGGACCCGCGCCCACCGCACCTGAACGAAACCACAATCTAATCTGACAGCGTTGAGGTGAACAGTGTGAGCCGTAGAATTGATAACATTGCAAACCGGATTGTCAGCCTTGCAGCAAAGCAGCCTGCACCGCGGCTTGTGCTGATCCTTGACGATGGCAGCAAGCGGAATGTTTTCGGCGGTCTGCCGGAATCGCTGGTACACTTGCAGCTCCCAGATGGGCGCTGTGTGGCATCAATCGAAAAGCCCACCGGCATGGTGGATGATCTATCAGCCGTTTTGTATGACTGGTTTGAGGATATCGCAACCGGACGTGCAACGCTGGATAAGCCGACAACGCCGGATAGACCCCCGGAAAGGCCAGCCGAGCCTACACAATGGCCAGAACGCAACCACAATTTGATCTAAAACACACGGGAGGAATAGACGATGGAAAAGCAGCCAGCAAAGGCCACCGGCCAGCAGGACACAAACGCAGCGCTTGCCACTCTGGCCGCTACCGGAAACAGCTCTGCGCTGGGCCAGCTGTGGGAGATCAATAAGAGCCTGCTGCACCGCTGGTTCTGGCAGTGGTACAGCAAGAACAAGGCCGTTGCCGATGAACACGGCATCACGCTGGAGGACTTCGACCAAGAGGGATTCTTTGCCGTGCAGGCTGCTGCCAAAGCCTATGACCCCGAAAAAGGTTCCTTTGCAACGCTGCTGGGCTACTATGTGCAAAGCCAGATCAACAAGGCCGTGTGCGGCGAGCACAGCCGCCTTGTGACCACCGAGGACGGCAAACAGGTAAGGTTATCCGCAAACCCGCTGAACGCCTGCACAAGCCTTGATGTGCCTGTGGGCGAGGATGGCAGCGGCACCGTTTTGGCGGACTTGCAGGAAGACCCGGCGGCCGCTCACGAGTTCCAGCAGGCCGAAGACGAGATCTACAACGAGGAACTTCACGCCGCGCTGGAAGAAGCCTTGAACAAGCTGACACCCAGACAGGCCGACATTATCAGGCGGCACTATTTTGGCGGGAAGTCCTTTGCCGAGATTGCGCGGGAGGATGGAACCACCTTAAACGCAGCGCGCAATCATGAAGTGAACGCCTTTATTGCCCTGCGCCAGAATCCCGCCCTTGTCCGCTGGCATGACGACATCATATCAACCAAAGCATGGACAGGCACCGGCTGGAACGCATGGAACCGCTACGGCAGCGTAGAAGAGCGCGTGACCGAATACATCGAAAAGAAGGAAGCCGAGCGGCGGGAGTTCATAGAGCAGCGCCGCCGGGAGAATGAAGCACTGTTAGAAAAAGCTCTTGAACGGTTCACATGTGTTAAATAGTGTGTTACAGCAAAAGAAAAGAGCCTAGATTTTAACGAATCTAGGCTCTTTTTGATGGAGCTGGTGACAGGAGTTGAAC